AGACCGAACCCCTTTATCTCCATCTGATATGGATGCTATTGAAAATTATATAGAACATTCAGAACCACCTATCGGAATAACACTTTCAAATCAGTATTGTGAAGATATAACTAACTTCTGTAATCAACAAGTTGACATGTCTTGTGAATGGACTGGATTTGAATCATTAACAGAGTGCCTCATTGCAGGAAGAGAAGGGTCAAATCATCCACAAAGAAGTAATGCAAGAAGTGTATTAGAGTTTTGTGATGCAATAGCATCTGTATCAGAACAGATACAAATGGATATTCAATCTACAAGAGAAGACCATTTAAAACCTTTAGAAGAATATATGAGTTATATTCCTAGAGCTCAAACTCCAATTGATGCCCCTAGATAATGGACTCAACTCCCGAAGTTGTCTTTATAGATAAACCCTTTAGAGTTGAAACACTTCCTCTAAAAGATATCTATGTTTTAGATAATTGGTTGCCTTCTTCACTTCATTATTTTTATGACACACAAATATCAAGTGCAAATTTTTGGTCTAAAGGAAATGAAGTAAGAGGAGACAGTCCAACAGGATTACCTCATCATCAATTTTGGGGAGTGTCCATACTTAGTGGTTATGATAAAAATAAAAGACCTATGTCTGTAGATGATATAGAAGATAAATACACTTACTTTCCTAGATACCTTAATAAAAAATTACAAACAGAATTTGGATTTAAGTGGGAAAGATTTCAGTTCATGGGATTAAACTCACAGACACAAGGATTACATGGAACTTGCCATCAAGACTGTCCACCCGAAGATGATTGGAATATATCATTCTTATACTACACAAATAAATTTTGGGAAGACTCTTGGGGTGGAGATTTGAGATTCTATTCAACAGCAGAACATGGAATACACGCAAGAGATAACAATAAAGAGGTTGCATCAGTTAAGTTTAAACCAAATAGATTAATTATGTTTGATGGTAGAATACCACATGGTGCAGATGCACCAACAACAAAGGCACGATATGTAGATAGAAAGTCCGTTGTTGTTCGTGGTGATGAAGTCAGACTTGTAGATAAGGAGGAGTTTTACGATGCCAACGATAGACTTTCACACATATAATCCTATAACAATAAAGGACTTTAAACCCATACTTGCAAAAGATTTAATTCCCGATTGGTGGAAACAATCAAAGGTAGGTGAGGCTGTAAATGGAGTTAAACAACAAACTATAAGAGCATGTCCTGCAATGGATGATTGGTTGAAGATGGGTTGGTACTTATGTGCAAATAGAGATATGGAAGTTGTACAAGGAGTTTCTCTTGAAGATGAGGAAGGTCTCAATTGGGCATCTGTTAGAGATTTAGATGCAAAAAAATGGTTAAAGGGGACAGCCTCTTCTTCTCATCCACACACTCAACTTATGGATGGGTTTGCATATATGGACAAGTCAGAAAATCCTCCAGTTAAAGATGCATTTAAAATGAGAAACCCATGGTGCATCACAACACCCGAAGGATATTCTACATTTTACTTAGACCCATTTCTACATCAGAATAAATACTTTTCTACATGGCAAGGTATAATTGATACCGACAAATTTAACAATGGTATAGATAATGCACAAATTATTTTTTATCCAAAAGTTGACCACAATTTCACTATTCTTAAAGGAACACCTCTTTGTCAGATTATTCCATTTAAAAGAGAAGAGTGGGTTGGAACATATGCACTTAAAACCCCAAAGTCTGAAATGTTAAGTTCATCTCGTCTAACAACAGAAAGGGAGACAATAGGAATGCCAGAAGCATTCAGAATGTTGGGTGTTGAGGATGGTAGGGATGCTAAAACAAAAACTGTAGGGCCCTATAAGAAGATGAAATATTGGAATCCTAAACAAAAATACTTTAGTGAAGAGTCTCCACCACCCGAATGTCCATATCATGTAAGTGAAGACTCACCCGAAATACAGTTAGAATTACCAATAGGAGATAAAGATGGCAGTTAGATTGATGTTTCCAACATTTATTTTTCATAGAAATATGTTAAATGCTGGTGAGAATAGAGGATTTGCAAAGGATTATTTGGTATTACTACAAACAGAAATCGATAGCATGAGAAGAAACGACCCAAAAGGTAGGCAAATATCAAATCAATACACTGGATGGCAATCAAACGATGGTTGTGAAAGTTCTCCTATATTCCAAAAACTAATGAATGAAATTATTATTACATTTAATGATGAGGTTTTACCTTTCAATGGATTGAATCCACATACTGCTAAAGTGTCCATAGGAAACTCTTGGGCAAATATTAATGACAAAGGTGCATGGAATATGCCACATAGTCATGCAGGTTGTTGGTATAGTGGTGTTTTTTATATAAAAGCAGATGGTGATGAAGGGGACTTAGTTATGATTGATAATAGTGAAAAAGTTCTTTCAGAATTTCCTCCAAGTCAAAGAACTAATAATAACTGGAAGTTTACACCCACTAGTGGAGAACTTGTTCTATTTCCAAGTGGTGCAACACATATGGTTGAACCAAATCAAACCGATAAAGAAAGGTACTCAATATCATTTAACATAAACATGCATTACACTGAAAGCAATGCAAACTATGGTGATATTGATAACTATAATCCAAACGAATTTGTCTTTGATTTAGACCAAAATGGAAACCCCATAATGAGTTAATTATCCTAAATAAGGATATGGAAATAGTAATCGACACCCATCTCTTATGGAATCTTATGATAACATTCGTGTTAGCACCACTAGGTTTTCTCATAAGAAGTCTTTTATCTGAGCAGAAAAGAATAGACATACTTGTTAACAAGACAAGAGAAGAATTAGCAAAGGATTATGTCACTAGAGAACAGATAGAAGTGGACTTTGAAAGAATCATGGCTACTATGACAAGGATAGACGAAAAGATAGACCGTCTACAATCTAAGACTTACTTCCAAGAATAGACTTAAAATTCGTATAAATAGTATTATAGATTTAATACTGGAATACAATTATGTCAAAACCAAACTCGAAAGCAACATTCAAAGAGTACATTAAAAGAAAACTGGGTGCTCCAGTCTTAGAAATCAACGTGGATGATGACCAGTTTGATGACAGAATAGATGAAGCTTTGCAATACTTTCGTGAATTTCACTATGAGGGTTCAATCAAGTGTTATCTAAAACATCAGATTACACAAGAAGAGATTGATTCCTTTAAGACAAATGAAACACATAATGCAGCTACAACTGGAACTCAAGCAATTTCAAACCAAACATATGGTGAGGGACAGAACTATATAACACTACCCGAACATGTGTTAAGTGTTATACAAATATTCCCTTTCTCAAGTGGAACAACTTCCAATATGTTTGATATCCAATATCAATTGAGACTTAATGATTTATGGGACTTGACATCAACAAGTGTTTTATATTACTCACAAGTACAATCACACTTATCACTTTTAAACGACATCTTAGTGGGTCAAATACCTATAAGATATAACATGCATTCTAATAGGCTTTACATTGACTATAATGCAAACAAATTAGTTGCAGGTGAATACATTGTTATAGAGTGTTATAGGAAGATAGACCCAACAGACATGACAGATATCTTTGATGACATGTGGTTGAAGAAATATGCAACTGCATTAGTTAAGTATCAGTGGGGAGAAAACCTTTCTAAGTTCTCAGGAATTGCATTGCCAGGCGGAGTGACACTTGATGGACAACAAATGAAGGACGAAGCAAAAGAAGAAATTTTAAGATTAGAAGAAGAGTCAAGACTGAACTATGAAATGCCAGTTCTTGATATGATGGGATAAACCATGCCAACAAACGTATTCTTTAACCATGCAGTAAGTAGTGAACAACATCTTTATGAAGATTTGGTTGTTGAGTCTATGCGTTTCTATGGTCATGAAACATTTTACTTACCGAGAGAGGTCGTAGAAGAAGACACCATTCTCAATGAAGATGTGCAATCTACATTTGGTGATGCATATTCAGTAGAAATGTATTTAGAAAATACAGAAGGATTTGAAGGAGAGGGAGACTTATTCAGTAAGTTTGGTGTTCAAGTAAAAGACCAAGCAACCTTTGTAATTGCATTGAGAACATGGGAAAGATTCATATCACTAGATTCTAATCTTGCAACATCAATGAGACCCAACGAAGGAGATTTAATATACTTCCCTCTCAGTGGTTCAATGTTTGAAATCAAATTTGTAGAACATGAAAATCCTTTCTATCAAGTTGGAAAACTATTCGTGTTCAAAATGCAATGTGAACTCTTTGAATACAGTGGAGAAGATTTCGATACTGAAATAGGTACTATAGATGTTATAGAAAATGAAAATGCTTATGCATTAGACTTAACTATGGAGGATAGTGGGTCAGGTTCTTACACTATAAATGAACCAGTGACACTTAATGGTACTGTAGTTGGAGAGGTTTCTGCATGGTCAGGTACAACAAGGAAACTAAATCTTGTACACAACACTTCAACACTTGCAGTTGGTGACACTATCGTAGGTTCTACTTCAGAAACATCTCGTACTATTGCATCAATTACAGATGTAATGACAATGGAGAATGATGGTCAAGCACAAAACAAAGACTTTGAAGACAAGGCAGATGGATACTTAGATTTCTCAGAGACTAACCCATTCGGTGAGGTCACATAATGTTTGGGACACATTTTTATCATGAAACAATTAAACGAAGTGTATCAATCTTTGGAACACTATTCAATAACATATCTGTAGTAAAAAGAAAGGCAGACGGAACAGTACTTAGTAAAAGTTTAGTTCCTATTGCATATGGCCCTAATGCAAAGTGGTTATCACGATTAAATCAAGAGCCCGATTTAAATGATGGAAATAGAAGTCAAGTAAGTCTTCCAAGAATGGCATTTGAGATGAACTCATTTGAATATGATGCAACGAGACAACAAAACAAACTTATACGAACACAAAAGAAATTACTAGAAACTGGTGATACTGGTAAAAGAG